TATTTGATAGTTATTATTATTTGATAGTCATTATCATTTGATAGTCATTATCATTTAATAGTCATTATCATTATCATTATCATTATCATTATCATTATCATTATCATTATCATTATCATTATCATTTAATGTTTAATGTTTGAGAGTAGATCGATTTTCTATTTGAGGACCCTAGGGGTCCTTTTGTAAAAAGTTATGCATAAAAGTAATAAGGTCAAACAAAAATATTTGTGGGTTTTATTTTTCCCCAGCTCAAATCTGGCAATCCAGCATTACTGTTTACCATACACCAATACTAATTCTGGACCCAGCATTATTTTCATCCCAGCACATTTTTATGTTTACTTTCTAGATCAACTGTGTTATAATAAGTTTATACGACTTTAATAGACAAGGAACGATTATGCAAGATACGAATTGGGATCTGGTGCAGTTTAAATATGAGTTCCTGGGATTTTCTTTAGATGATCTCGCTCGTGAGCATTCTATTTCAAAAGCTGTATTAGATTACAACTCAAAAGATTGGAAGGCTGTTTCTCTTGAACAGGACCTTTCTTTTGATATGAGTGAGATAAAAACCATTGAAGATATTCTCACAAAATTAAATAATCAAGTAATAAACCAAACACAAGCCTTCTTAATTTTAAAACAAAAATTCCTCAGTCCAAAATTTATTGAACTCGAAACAACCATTCTCCACAAAGCTATTTCTATTATCAACCTCCTTGATGAAAAAGATTCACGATCAGCAAAAACCCTCAAAGAATTAACAGAGGTATTGGTAGGTCTACTCAACCAAAATCCTATGCTTAAATCTGGAGGGATGCCTGAAGGAGAAGGAGATAAAATCTGGGAAGTAAGAGTCGTAGAAGCCAAATCAAAGAAAGCTGAAACTGAAGCTGAGTAGGAACTTATATGCTTACAGAACAGAGTGGTAAAAAGATTAGCATAGGACTTACAATTCCTTTAATTTTTCTTACTATAACTATCGCAGGACTTATTTGGAGAGGTGCTCAGACAGCAAGTATGGCACAAGATGCTCATAAATTTGTGGTTGATAATCAGTCGTTGCCTTCTAGGGTTTGTGTCTTAGAGGAACAGTCCAGAAAATTCAATTTGAACTCAGAAAAACTTATCGAAGCAGTTACAATTCAAAAAGCTATAAGAGCAGAACAAGAGTCTATGAAAAACAATATTGCCGAAATTTTGAGAGTAGTTAACCGGCACAGAATGGAAACAGAAAAAGGAAACTAATTCTTTTGGCACTGCGATTACAAATACCTGAGAAACTCCTTCCCTTTGTCTCTAAGAAAAAGCGATACAAAGTCGCTTATGGTGGAAGGGGTGGTGCAAAGTCAATGTCAATCGCAGATATGCTCTCTATGAAAGCTCAGACTGAAGGGGCTCTTGTTGGATGTTTGCGTGAGTATCAAAACTCGATTGAAGATAGTGTGTTTGCGTTATTGAAGGCGGAACATAAGCGCTTGAAAGTTCCTGGGTTTAAGAACTACAATAATAAGATTGAACATAAAAATGGTGGTGGGTTTAGGTTTAGAGGGCTTGCAAGGTCTATTGATGCCATAAAATCCATGTTTGGATTTAAATACTTCTGGTTGGAAGAAGGTCAGTTTATATCAAAGGATAGTTTACAAATATTAACTCCAACCCTTAGAGAAGAAGGTTCTGAGCTGTGGATATCAGCAAATCCAAGAAGTAAGATGGACCCATTCTCTGAAAGGTTTATTGAGCCATATAAAAAAGAAATTGATAGGGATGGTTTTTATGAAGATGATATGCACTATATTGTCAAGATTAATCATAGTGACAATCCTTGGTTTCCCCCTGAGTTAGAAGCTGAAAGACTAAATGACTTCTATTCGCTACCCAGAGCCCTGTATGACCACATCTGGGAAGGTGAATACAATGACTCAGTAGATAATGCTCTGATAAGTGCTGAATGGTTTGATGCTTGTGTTGATGCTCATTTAAAATTGGGGTTTGAACCTGTTGGTATCAGAATGTCTTCTCATGATCCCTCAGATGAAGGTGAAGATGCTAAAGGATATGCCTTCAGACACGGTTCCGTTATTCTCCAGGTTGAAGAGAAGATTACTGGAGACATAAATGAAGGATGTGATTGGGCAACTAGTATGGCTATACAGAACCAATCTGATGCCTTTACATGGGATTGTGATGGTGTAGGGATTGGACTTAACAGACAAATAAGTCAAGTGTTTGGTGGGAAACCTATAAGACTATCTCAGTACAAAGGCTCTGAGAGTGTTGAGAATCCAAACTCTATTTATGAACCAATAAGTGCTGAAGGGGCAAATGTATTCTCAGTACAGAATCAAAAAACAAACAAAGAAGTTTTTAAAAACCTACGGGTTCAAATGTACTTTGAGCTTAGAAACAGAATTTACCGGACCTTTGAAGCAGTGACAAAAAAGAAATATCATAATCCAGAAACTTTAATATCTTTTTCTTCTGGTATCGTTGAACTCTCAAAACTACGATCAGAGTTGTGTAAAATGCCAAAGAAATCTAATGCAAATGGAATGCTCGACTTATACTCTAAGAAAGAGATGAAGGCTAAATTTAAACTCGATTCACCAAATTTAGCTGACTCTGTAAAAATGTTATGGAAAGTTCCTAAAGTCATTGATATTGGAAAAGCAAGACGACCCCCTACAATTAAGGTAATAGGTTCAACATATAGGGATCAAAAACGAAGGATGCAAAACTAATGCCACTCGAATTAAATGAATTGAAGACCATGCACGAGAAGGCATATATTGCCAATCAAATTCCCAGAGAACGAGCTTCCAATGATTTAGTATTCTATTGGATCACTCAATGGGATGATGATATACTCCAGTCTTCACAATTAGCATACCGTGGTGAGTTTGATATCTTGCGGAAGGCTGGAAGGCAGATCTTATCAGATCTTGCTTCAAATCCTGTTCAAGTTGAATTCACACCTATAAACGAAACAAGACAAGATTCTGCGGAACTTGCAGATGGGCTCTACAGATCAGGACTTCAGAAGAATACTTCAATAGAAGCTTTTGAAAATGCTGAGACTGAAAATGTTGTCTGTGGTGTAGGTGCTTGGTTACTTTACACCAAATATGAAAGCAGAAACATTGATAATGACAAACAGATAATTTTACGTAAACCCATATTTGAAGCAAACAATACTGTATTCTGGGATCCAAATTCAAAACTGTTAGACAAGTCTGATGCAAAATACTGCTCAGTTTTAACGGCTTATACTGAAGCGGGTTATAAAAATCTTGTTGAAGAACTTACTGGTGAAGAACTTGATAAAGTAAATGCGCAGTCTTTTAAAAATCCTGAGCACTCATTCACCTTTCCATGGCTAGGTGGTGAAGGTAAAAAGATTTATATCACAAGTTTTTATCATATTGAAACAATCAATGATACTATCCTTACCATGGAAGACCCATTAGGTGAAACTCTTGAATTACAAGAATCTGACTTAATGGATATAATGGATGATATGATTGACAGTGGATACTCTATTATTTCTGAAAGAAAAATAAAAAGGAATGTGGTTTATAAATATATTGCTTCCGGAGCAGAAATTTTAAAAGTAGAAAGAGTTGCAGGTCAATATATTCCCGTAGTTCCTTGTTACGGAGAGCATGCAGTTGTTGAAGGTGAAGAATACTGGGAGGGAATAACAAGATTAGCTAAAGATCCACAACGTCTCAGAAACTTTGCTTTCTCATATATGGGTGATATTCTTTCAAGATCCCCACGTCAAAAACCTTTATTCTGGCCAGAACAGATTCAAGGGTTTGAAGATATGTATTCTGAAAGTGGTATTGATAATGCCTATCCGTACCTCTTAATAAACAGGAAGACAGCAGACGGTGAAGAACTTCCTCCTACTCCAATAGGAGTTATGCCAGAACAACAAATGCCTTCTGCTCTTCCTTTGGTACTGGCCCAAACAAGAGAAGCAGTCAGTGATGTAGCTAATGCCGGTGTTCCTGATAAAGTTGCTGAACCAGATATCTCTGGAAAAGCTGTCCAGAAGTTAGAAGCAAGAATTGAACGTCAGTCAATGAGATTCCAAACTCACATGAAACATGCAAAACGCAGAGATGGTGAAATTTGGATTTCAATGGCTTCTGAAGTGATTGATACTCCACGAAAAGTTATGGTTGAGTTACCAGATGGTCTTAAAAAAGAAATGCAAGTAATGGACACTATAGTGGATAAAGAAACTGGTAATTTAATAACCATTAATGATTTGAGAAGGGCTGAGTTTGAGGTTTTTTCTAAAATAGGTCCAAGTTACTCAAGTCAAAAAGAACAAACAATTGATAGACTTGAAATGATGATGATGCAAATGCCTCCTGGTGATCCTATTAGGCAAGCTTTGCAACTTAAAATTTTAGCTCTCACTGATGGTGTTGAGTTTAGTGATATCAGAGATTACGTAAATAAACAATTAATAACTATGGGTATCAGAAAGCCTCAAACACCTGAAGAAGAACAGTTTGCACAACAATTACAATCACAACCTAAACAGCCAGATCCTGCTACAATGATGGCTATTGCGGAAAATAAGAAAGGGGATGCTGATCTACTTGAGCAAAAACGTAAGGGTATTGAAATGCAGTTGAAAGCTCAAAATGATGAAAGACAATCAGCTATTGATGCTTTTGAAGCTGAAACTAAACGTATGGATGTATTAGCAAAAATTAAAATAGCAAGTGTAAAAGTTGATTTAGATCAAGTAGAAGCTCTTGGTAAACAAGTTGATAGGGCTACTAAATTAATAGATTTAAAAAGTATAACCGGTAAAGTGAATTCCGGATATAATGAACAGAGGCGTACTGGTTAAACGCGAGTACTTGTGCTAACACAAGGAGCCTTACATCAAGGAGGAAAATGATGGTAGAACATCTGGATGAAAATGGTAAATCTGTTGTAATTGTCGATGACCCTGTTGTCGATGACCCTGTTGTCGATGACCCTGTTGTCGATGAGGATGATGAACCTATAACTGAGCCTTGGATGGAAGATGACACTGGTGACCAGACACCAGATGATGTCATGCCAGTCAGTGCTCACATTCGTGCTAAACGAAAATTAAAGGGAAGGATTGGGGAGAGGGATACTGAGATTGAAAAACTCAGGAAAGAAATTGAAGAACTTAAAGGACAAAAGGCAACACCTATTCCCAAAGATACAACATTAGTAAGACCAAAGGAAAGTGACTATGAGTCTTTAGAAGCTTTCCAAACTGCTCTGGATGAGTATGAAGATAAACGCATTGAGAATAAGCTTTCTGTTGTTCAAGGACAAACCCAACTTCGTGATAAACAAACGAAGGCGATCAAAAAACTTAGTAAGGCCGTAGATGACCACTATGTACGGGCTGAGGAACTAATTAAGGCTAGTGGTATTTCTGCAGAAACTTATAAACAAGCGGATGAAGTGTTTAGAAACGCCATAGAGGCGGTTAGACCAGGGCTGGGTGATATTATTGTTGATCAGATGATTTCCCTTTTAGGCAAAGGCTCAGAGAAGGTTATGTATAAACTGGGGAGAAGTAGTGCTCTTCGCGGGGAATTCATAGCTCTTCTTGCTGAAGACCCAAATGGCTTAAAGGCGACAGCTTTTTTGGGTGAACAAAAAGCGAAACTTTTACTTACCAAACAGCGGTCATCTAATGCTCCACCTCCATCAAATGAAATAAATGGAGATGCTACTTCTTCCAATAAAGAACGGGTGTTTAAGAAGAAGTATGAAGCTGCTCATGCTAAAGGAAATTCACAAGTAGCTTATAATGCAAAAAAAGATGCAAAAGCAGCTGGCATTGATACCTCTAAATGGTAGAAAGGATACATAAATCATGGCACTTTCAACAGGTAAAACTGCGGAAGTAATGTTCGAAAAATTCAAAGAGACTTATGAGCATCAACAAGATATGCTAAGTCTTGTTGATTTTCATGAACCGGATGCTGGAAAAATGCAGAATGCCAGTAATGTAATCTGGTATCCTGTACAGCAACACGCTCCGATCATCTCTGGCTGGGACCTTACTGGCACGGAGACTGGAATAATTGAGGAAACCTATCCGGCGGTCCTCGGAACCCCTACCAATGATTTTGTCCAGATGAGAGCGGATGACCTAAGAGACATGCGTTTCTGGGAACGTCGAGCTGAACAGTCTGGCAAACGGCAAGCCACTGACTTGAACTCACATATTGCTCAAGCAATTGCAGTTCAAGGATCATTGTTCTATCGTTCGAATGCCACAAGCGGTTATGAGTTTATAGCTGAGGCCCAGGCAATCATGAATGAACGCCAGGTTAATCATTCAAAACGGTTTTTCTGTATCAATGATCGTGATAACCTGACATTCGGAAAAGATCTGGCCGCTCGTCAAACGCTGCAGGGTCAGCCTGCGGAAACCTGGAAGAATGGTCAAATCGGCAAAAACATTGCTGAATTTGATGTGTATGTTGGCTCATTCTTGCCCAATATCACAGGCGCTGCCAATCCAGCTGTAACGGTAACCGGCAACCAGGCCTTTGTACCTTCTGGTGGTTCTGTGAATGCCACTACTCGCGTTGTAACAAATGTCGACTATCGTGAAGCAGACCTGGTTGTCAACAATTCTGCTCTCCTGGCTGTTGGGGATAAGTTTACTCTGCAGAATGCTGCAGTGGATATTCAGTCTGTCGGTTTGGCCGATAAAAATCCTACTGGCCAGGCAATGACTTTTACTGTCATTGAACTCACGGATGGTACTCATATCAAAATTTATCCCAAACCCATCGCTGCGAACCAGGCTGGCATTTCCACGATTCAAGCCGCATATGCCAATATTAATACGGCGATTCTCAATGCAGCCACTATCACCCGCCTCAATGTTGATGCCACCAAAAAAGCAAACCTTTTTTGGGATCAGTCTGCTGTTGAAGTAATTGGTGGGACCATTCCTGCCGAACTTTTCAAACAGTATGATGGAATGCGGGTAATCACTGACACCATGTCAAATGGTCTTCGGGTGTATATGGTTTATGATGGCAATATTGCCACCATGACTTTCCGTTTCAGGATTTTCACCTGGTACGGGATCACCATCAGCAATCCTTCGAATTGTGGTGCTGCGGTTACTTTCTAACTTTTAACTTAACAATCTAACCTCTGAGTGGGGTGTAAAAACCCCACTCTTGAACAAGGAGGGTATTATGTCAAGAGTATTTAGAATTGGTGAAATATATCATCAACAGGATTCTGATAACACAGATGATTTAACTGTAGCTGTAGCAGGTGCAGCATTAGTCATTCCTGTTACACATGCAATCGTATTAAAAACTACAGGTGGTGCAGAGGCATTGACTTTAGCAGATGGTGAACCTGGTCAAATGCTGAGCATTATCCTTGTTGCGTCGGGTGGGGCTGGAACAATAACCCCAGTAACTATGACTGGTTTTGCAACCATTGTTCTTACCGCTCAGAGCGATTTTGTCACTCTGCTTTATGTCGATGATAATATAGGCTGGATTATCATAGGTATGGGTGGTGCAGCAGCAACACCAGTGGTATCATAACAATCTTACTCAGTGGGGTGTAACAACCCCACTTGAACAGAGGAGATACTAAAATGCCAAGAAAAAGAGATTTTTATCATACGGGTTTGGATATATCGAGAAGTGAATTGGCCTATATGCGTCAGCCAAATCCCTCAGGTGCTGAAGACTATGTTGTTGATTTGAATGCCGCTGCAACTGGATCAGGCAATCTCAATTATCCTTTTTCAACAATTGCTGAAGCAATTGCTGCAAGTAATGCAAGTATCGGTTTAAGAGAAAATCGATGGTGGGCACGACGCAACAGAATCTTTGTCATGGGTGATGGAATTGAAGAAGATTTGACAGTTCTGCCTGAAAAATGTGACATTATTGGTGTTGGTTCTGATCTTGTTCCTTACCCAAGGGTTATTGGTCACCACATCATCGCTTTGGCTAAAGTTGGATGCCGATTCATTAATATGGGTTTCATCGATGATGCTGTCTCTGATCTTTTTGTAATTCCTGCAGGATGTCATGGTTTAACCTTTATTGGTGGTCAAATGGTACCGAATGTCGCTGGATCAACTAAAGCTCTTGAGATCACATCTTCTGCCCTAGTTACTGTACGAGGAGTTGATATTGTAAAAAATGCTGGTAATCCTGTTGCAGGAATTTTTGCACAAGGCATTTCTTTGGAAGGGGCCGCCGGATCTCATCAAACAGATATTGATGATAATTTCATTGAAGCGACTGAAGGAATAACTGTTGCTAACACTTGTTTGGCTTACAGCTCTAAAGTCAGGAGAAATACTATTCATGCTACTGCTCTGACAGTTAATGACTTGTCTGACTTAGTACATGTTATTAGTAATGACCTTATCTCTGATGCTTCTGTGGCTTTAGCTGCTGCTGCTAATGGTATTGTATGTAATGAACTATTAGCCAGTGGTAATAAGATCAGTGGTAAAGATACTGTTCGCAATGCTGATTATCCATTTGTTATCCAGTTAACTTCTTAACCTTTAGTTCTAATAAATTAACCACCCTCATTAACTTGAGGGTGGTTTTAAGGAGTGTAAAATGGCAATTATTCTGTTTAAAAATGGTGCATTTAAAATCTGTAATGCTTTTTCATACCAGCATGAAATAGAAGCTGGGTGGTCATTAACCAAGGAACCTGAAGTTCCTGAAGTCAAGGAACCTGAAGTTCCTGAAGTCAAGGAACCTGAAGTTCCTGAAGTCAAGGAACCTGAAGTTCCTGAAGTCAAGGAACTTGAAGTCCTTAGCGCACCTGGTACAATTGAGGCACTTGAAGCCCCCGAACTCTCATTAACTGAAAGACTTAAAAAAGTCACAAATAAAGGTTAAATATTATGGCTACTGGTGATACCAAAGGGGACATCATAAATAGGGCTTTTTCAGCTTTAAGAATCTCAGGAATAACTGTTGATCCTTCTCCTGAAGACTTAGCATTGGCCTTAGTTAAACTTGAAAATATGGCTGCTGAATTTGCTGGAAGGAATATACGTACTGGTTATCTTCTTGAAGATGATCCTGATCCAGGTACACCCCATAATATGGATAGGAAATTCTGGCATTCTTATGATGTTCTTCTTGCGGTTAGGTTAATGCCTGACTATGGAAAAGGAGCCATGCCAGATGTGACTTTAATAAGACAAGCTTCTGCGGGTTTTTCATTTCTATCATCTATGACAGCTACTATTAAACAGGTTCAGTATCCTAGTAGAATGCCTGTTGGTAGTGGGGCTTCTGTAGGTTCAAAATTCTTTGGAAAGGTAGTTGAAGCTCCAAATGCAGTTCCAACAAGAATAATGTATATTGGGGATATAACTACCTTTGTTGAGCATTTTGATTCTTACCTTGAAACAGCTGAAGACATTGCGTCCTACACTATTGCAGCGAGTACTGGTTTAACAATAACTGCTGATGCCCTTGCTACTCCTGATGTAACATATACAATCCAAGCGGTAGGTAATGGTGATGGTTCAGCAAATAGTTTATTGCAAGTGAAAATTGTAGCAACAACAACAACTGGTAGAAAAGAAACTAGAATTATTAATTTTAAACTACTTGAGTCAAGTATACCTGATTAATGGAGGCTTACCATGGCTAATACAGTTAAAGTTACAAACAGAACTATTGAGGTTAGTGCTATAGATTCTGATTACATGATGCCACAGAATATTAATGTTGAATCTGTTGTTTTTATTCCTGGAGCAGCAAATGATGTTGTTTATATAACTGAAAATAGTGGTGAAACAGCTGATCCTGTAAAAGTTAAATTGATATCTGGTGATGGTGAACCTCGTATTTGGTATTCTAACCAACGTCTCCAATTGGGTTTTATTTTTGCAAGTGGCATCTTTACTCAAGGAGCAAAAGTTATTTTCAATATTGGGGAAGTAAGATGATACCAAAAATATCTGATTTAGGGCTAGGTCTTTCTCTGGGTTTAGGCAATAGAGACCCAAGTCTTATATTTTTTGAATCTGTTAATTTCAATTCTTTTATTCAAACCTACGCCGGGACAAACCGCACCCGAATCACAGCGGCCAATGTTCAAGAGGTTGTAGCCGCAAACACTATTCGTATAGATCATGTAGGCGCATCCTTGACACCAGCGCTTCTGATGGAACCGAAAGATGCTAACATCCTGCTTGAAGTCATTACTGACTGGACAAAATCAGCCGGAACGACCGTAACGAAAAATGCTGTATCTTGGCAAGGCGCTGCGAACGGGGCTTGGACAATCGTAGCTGGCGGAGCTGATGCCACGGTTATCTCAACGGCATTAGCGGCAAGTTCAGCAGCATTTACTTTCGTTGTGGCTATGAAGCGGAAGACCGGCGTCGGCGCTGTCTCGATGACTATTGACAATGGCACGACTTGGACCGCCAAGACACTGACGACCAGCTTCCAGTATTTCAATGTTACGAAGACTGCGGCAACTCCTCAACTTGGCTTTAAACTTGCTATCAGTGGGGATGAGATTATAGTTGACTGCCTGATGCTTATTCCGAATACGGCGATTGCATCGAGTTATTTTGCTCCTGCCTCTGCAATAGGCGACGAGCTTGCAACCAACGTGGACTTCTCGGCGGTGACGGAGGGCGTGGAGCTTGCCACTGGTTTGCTGACGGTTGGCAACTGCTACAAGATTTCAGCCCACACGGACACAGACTTCACGACTGTCGGCGCACCTGATTCAAATGTAGGCACTTATTTTAATGCAACTGCCACAGGTGGCGCTGGGATACTTGACGCAGGGGACAAGGTGTTCCCTGTTACTTTTCTCAACTGGCTTGTTTCTGTCGCAGGATCGTGGGCACCACAAGCTGCGGCAGGCTTGTTAACAGGAAAGGCCGTAGCAAACCCGGCTGTTGCCGGAACTTTACAGCAACAATTTGCACCCGCAAATAAAGTTTTTCGGTTAACGGTGGTCGTAGATACATTAACTTCTGGAACGATTAGACCCGGATTAGATTCGTATAGTACGGCCGATGCGATGACAGCTGCTGGAACGAGTGTTTTATATAGGCAAACACCGGCTTCTTTATCCTATGGTGGAATTCATAACGTTAATTCTAACGCCGTTGTTTCATCTATTTCATGCAAGGAACACGGCACGGTAAGGCTCTCAGAAGCCAACACGATCACACCGGCGACGCCTGCGGCGGTCAGCGTGGCTCTGGCGGCAACGGGGACACTGGTGGTTGACTGGATGCCGAGTTGGGCGTCTGGAACGGCGCCAACATTAAATATTTTATTATCAACATCGTTGGCGATCAATACATTATATGTACTTGTTAACGGTGCTTTAGCAAGTTCTAACGGAGTATCTGCGGCGAGTTATTCTATGGCTGCTGCGGCGAATTCTTTTAATAAGCTTGTAGCACAGTGGTCCTCGTCTGCTGGTAAATTTAAAGTTGGTGCCAACGTAAACGGCGCAGGAATTATTTACGGAAGTGAAGCTGCTTTCAATGTACCTTATCCTGACGATGGCACCCTTCGGCTTGGCTACGCCCTTTCCGGCCCCATGTGGATCAAGTCGATCAGGATCTATAACAAGGTACTCACGGACGCACAGATTAACGCATTGAATTAAGGGTGCACTGAACGCACTACGATGAGGTGAAACATGGCAAAAGTAATGAATTTCATCCGTATCTGGATGAGGGACAAATTGACCGAAAAGATCACCATCACATTAAATGGGGGATCAAGTTTTACAACGGCCCGTTAAATCGAGGTTTTTTTTTTGAGGGTCTGTATTAACTATATATTAGAGGTTATTAATGCCTAAAATACCAGTTTCACTCATAAAGGGAGATAAGGTAAACCCTAAAGTAGACTATAGAGATGCTTTACCTGTAAATATGTTTGCAGTTAGTAAAGAAATCCTAGGAGCTAAAGGTTATCTACAGTCTTATCCAGGATTATCTTCTTTTGGTACCGGTTCAGGAATAGATAGAGGGGCTAATTATAATGAGAGACTGGGGACTCATTTTAGAGTTTCTGGTACAAATTTAATATCTGTATCTCAAACTGGTGTAGTTACTGTTTTAGGAGTTATTCCCGGAGCTTCTCAATGTAGTTTACAGAATTTTTATAGCTTTAATACTCAAGGCATAATAGCAGATGGAAAAATGTTTTTGTATGATCCTGTTGGTGGTTTTAGGGAAGTTATTGATGCTGACTTAGGAAATCCAATTGATGGTGTTTGGGTTGATGGTTATTATTTTTTAACAGATGGTGAATATATTTATCATACTGATCTTACTGATGAGGAAGCCATTAACCCTTTAAAATATGCAACTGCAGAATTTATGCCTGATGTTTCTTATGGTGTTGCTAAAACCAAAGATAATAAAGTTATGGTATTTGGCAGGTATACAGTAGAGTACTTTGCAAATGTTGCTTCTGAAAATTTTGCTTTCCAACGACTGGATACTCGAGCTCAAAAAGTTGGTATAGTAGCAACTCATGCTAAATGTGAAGTTAATGGAAGTTTTTATATTGTTGGAGGAAGTAAAGAAGATGCTATTTCTGTACATGTTTTAACTGCTGGTACTTCTATTAAAATAGCAACCAAAGAAATAGATGAAATTTTAGCTGAATATACTGAACCCGAACTTACAGATATACGTATTGAAAGTCTTTCAGAATATGGAGTAACTTTTATTTTAATCCACCTTCCAAATGAGGTTTTATGTTTAAATGAAACTATTATAAAAATATTAGGGATAGAATATGCATGGTCTATCTTAAAATCAGATACAATTGGAGATACTCCATATAGAGCAATTAATGGTGTGTTTGATGCTAGAAATGCTCTTTGGATATATGGTGATAAATTTGATAATAAACTTGGAAAACTGGACAAATCAATAGTAACTCAATATAATGAAAAAATTGAATGGATTTTATTTACACCATTTTTGAAATTAGAAACAGCTTCTATTGATAGTTTTGAAATAGCTACTATTCCAGGATTTAATGTAACTGATGATGCTACAGTAGCTATTTCTATTACTAATAATGGATTAACTTATGGAAGAGAATACTGGTTAACATATAGTGAATCTCGTGAGTATAATAAAAGATTTATTGCTAGACGTCTTGGCTATGTACGTGATTATGTAGGTTTTAGGCTAAGGGGAATTTCAACTTCTAAAATGGCTTTTGGATTAATGTCAGTAGAGTTTTCAATATGACTGATAACCTTTATTTACCAGACATGCCTGCTTCACCCATGTTTATAGATGATGACAGAGTCATGTCTATGGAATGGCAAGAATTTTTTAGAACTCTTTTTAGTAGAGTTGGTGGTGTTACTGGCCCAAACTCTATTGTGACTCTTTTATCAGATGTTGGTGAAATATTCTCAACTCCTATATCACATGATAAAAATGTTTCAAAAGAACTTGAAAAGTTAATACACACTCTACAAATTCAAAAAGATTATGGTAAAAGAATTAATGAACTTGAAAAACAATTACTGATTCTTTCTGAATCAAAATCTTATGATAAGAAAATAAATGAACTTAAAAAATTTACAACATTAGTTAACCCAACTCCGCAATTTGTAAATGCAAATAAATTAAATGGAATTGAATCTGGAGCAGAAATAAATGAAATAAACGGAGACAGTATTAATGGGAGAGTTCTTAGATATTCAATTTTAACAATTGCTGATGGAACAGATGCTGCTACTTTAGAATGTCAACTTGTATCTCTCTGGAATGGTGATTCTGATGGCCCAACTGATAATGTTGCTAAAGGAGCTACTACTGGTAATTATACATTAGATGGTGTTGGAGTAGTTTTAAAAGTAGAAGCAACTGGATTAAGTGGTAACTGTATAATGGCATTTGGAACTATTGGATTAAATATGTCAGGTATTGCAGGTTTAACTGTTTATGTAAATAATTCAACAAATGATATTCAAATTGAAACATATGATGAAAATGGTGTGGCTCAAGATCTTACAACTTTAGTTGATACTGGAACTATAAAAATTATGGTGTTGTATTTAACATCAACATAAGGAGAATAATCATGGGGGTAACTTTAAAAAATGTTTATTTGGCACAGCCAGGAATAGCTAATACAACCCTTTATACTTGTCCTGCAAATACTGTAGCACGAGTGTTAAAATGTACTGTCACGAATGATACAACTACTGTGGCAACAATTTCATTTAATAAAGTTCCCTCTGCTGGTGCTGTTGCTGCCACAAATCTCATAATGAATTTGAGACCAATAGGTGGTCTAGAAACCTATGAGTGCCCTGAAGTTGTAGGACAAGTACTTGATGCTGGTGATTTATTGAGTGCTATTGCTAGTGTAGCAGACCAATTAACAGTTTCTCTTGATGTTGTGGAGATAGTGTGAAATTAACAAATTCATTGTGCCCTGAATGCTATGAAGTAATACCAGCCACAATAACTGAATTTAACTCAGAAATGTGGATGACAAAGACTTGTCCTTCTCATGGGCTATTTCATACAATGGTTGAGCGAAGTGCATTTTGGTGGCATATCTGTAATGAACTTGATTGTAAGAATATTTATGATGGTTATTTAATTGATGTAACTGATAGATGCAATATTAAGTGTAAATATTGTTACAACGGTAATTTAGGAAAAGACATTGGTATTGATGAGATAATAAAAGATGCTGAGAAATATAAATATCTTGCACCTTTTGTTTTAGTAGGTGGAGAGCCAACTGTTCATCCATCTCTACCAAAACTTTACAAAGAATTAATTCAAATAGCTGATACTGTTCTTTTAACAAATGGGATTAAACTTTGTGATGATGAGTATTTTGATGAACTGTGTGAAGCAGGACTTTTAGTAGGTGATACACTTAATATGGGACTTTCATTCCACAAAGAGTCTAATGGAAAAGATATTGAACTTGTTGAGAAATGCCGAGAAAGAAAAGTAAGAATTGGCACAACATTGTGGGTAATTGATGAACTCAGTCAAATTGATGATGCAATTTCAGTATATCAAAAATACTTTGATGTCATAGGTAATATGCGAATTAAAGCAGCAAGTAATCTTGGATGTGAAAATGGTGCAGACAATAAAATTTTTACATCTGATATTATTTGGTATTTGGCAAAAATAGGAAAAATTGAACTTATAACCTCCAGGTTTAATAAGGTTTCATTTGCTAATATTCTATTTAACGGATTGTTTATTATGCCAGTGTCCTGGTATGATGTAAATAACGTTGATCTTGATGATATAAGTTGTCCCCCATATTATAGAGCAAAAGACGGCAACCTTTATAATTTTGTAACAGCGGAATTGATCAATGCAGGTATCAATAAGAATAGCAAAAATCAGTGATGTTCGGTCTATTGCTGAATTTATGAAGCAATTTGAGACTGCTACTCGTTTTATAAAAGTTGATGTTGAACACACAACAAAAGAATATGAGCGATTAGTTTCTTTTGGAATAGCAACACTTTTAATCATGGAAGTCAAAGGAAAAATGGTTGGTGGTTTAGGATTTATAGCTATTCCTGATGTTCATAGTGGTATCATGAGTTCAGTTGAAACATATTGGTTTGTATCTCCTAAATATAGAGGAGTAGGACTGTTATTATTTTCAGCTTATGAAAAGGAAGCCATAAAACAGGGATGTAAACGAATTGCAATGGTTCATTTAATGGATTCATACCCAGAAAAACTTTGTAAGCTTTATGAGAAAAGGGGATATGAGTTTGTTGAAAAACATTATATAAAGGAGATTTAAAATGGGTGCTATAGGAAGTTTGATTGGGAAAGCTTTTGGATATGACCCTGCTGGTGATGCTGCTGATGCAGCTACTGAAGCTGCTAGAACAGAGGCTAACTCTCAAACAGAAGCTCTTAATTATCTTAAACAAATTAATGCACTCCCACAGAAATTCAAAGAAGAATCTCTTTATAGACTTGGGGGTTTGGTTGGTTTAGAGGGGGGCACAGGAAACCAACAAGAGCTAATTGATCAGGCAATTCAGTCTCCTTTATATCAGGGCATCATGAGTGGGAAAGAAGCAGGAGAAGATGCCATTCTAAGAAGTGCCTCTGCGACTGGGGGTCTCAGATCAGGAAATACCAATTATAATATGTTTGACTACAATGTTAGGCTGCAAAATGAAGCTTTATTGCAATCATATAACCAACAGTTGATGGGTCTTCAAGGACTAGCAGGACTACCAACAAATGAAAATGCAATTGCTACTGGAACAGCAAAAGTTGGTAGCATCTTAGGTGAAGGTATGATAGGGTCTGCTCAGATTGAACAAGATGCAAGACAAAATGATATGGATAATACGTTGGCTTGGGCTAAATTTGGTGCTTCTATGTATTCTGACCGGCGGTTAAAAAAGAATATCAAGAAAATCGGAACTATCAAAGGTTTTAATTTTTATTCTTTTGACTGGAATTCTGTCGCAAATAAAATGGGACTTAAGGGCAGTACTTATGGTTGTATGGCCGATGAAGTGTTTAAAATTATGCCAAAAGCAATTGATATGAGGTTTAACTTCTTGCTTGTAAACTACGGAATGATAGGAGTACTGTAATGCCTACTAATAGATTTTATATAAAACCAGCAGGTAATTATTCTCAAGGACTAAATGGCTTAACTGATGTTCTTAAAGATAGAAGACTTTATGAAGAAGAACAGGCAGAAAAAGAAAGAGTCAAAAAGGTCAACCAAGGCGCAGCTGAAGTTTATAAGTCAGGTGATCCTGAAGCCATTGCAGAATATAGTTTGAAAAACCCAGAAGTGGCAAAAACTTTATTGGGCACTAGTGACCTCAGAGATACTAAGGCTCAAAATTTCTATGTAGATTCATTATTCCAAATGCTTCAAGACCCTGATAATATGGAAAAAACTATTTCGATCAGGGAAGGTATTGCTAAAGCTCAGGGTCTTCCTCCAAGAGAATCTGAAGAGATTGACAAGTTCATGGAGAAATACAAAACGGATCCTGAAGGTACTAAGAAAAGACTTGAGCAAAAACTAGCTTTTTTGGCACCAGAAAAATACAAAGCCTATAGAGAAGCCATGGGAGTTACTGCTAAAAAACCTGCCAAAGTTGAGGAGTTTGAGTACTTTAAAGACCTACAAGAAACTAACCCTGATTTAGCAGAACAATTTGGTGTTGGCGCAGGTTTTGTGGAGAAAAAAGGAGATAGAACAACCGCTGCAATGAAGAACTTTAATAATTATGTGACTTTATTAGCTACTGATCCTGAACAAGCTAAACTATTTGGTGATTCTATTGGCATAGCCAGAGTAACTCCTTATACTGATATTGCAAAACTTAAATCTGACAGAGATAACAACCTTATATCTCCTGAAGATTATGAGAAGAGAAGAGATGCAATAATGAACCCAATGATGAAAACTCCTGCAGAACTCACTACAGCTGCTCTTCGTGGTGATCCTGAAGCTAAAGCTGTCTTAGATATAATGAGAAAAGATACTATTAGTTTAGCGGGAGAAAAAAGTAAAGCTACTACAGAAGGAAAACTTGAGGGGTTATATGAGCAGATGGCTTTGAATGATGTTGCACAAGGTATTCTTGAAGGCAAAGAAACTATAGATAATGTGCATAATACCTTTGGTGTTCCAATCCAAGAAGTTGTAAGAAAAAAAGTTTTAGCCATAGAACCAGATTTTAACTTTGTACAGCCTAGAGCTATCCAAAAATCTCTTTCTTCTTCGCTATTACAGCAGCAAAAACAAAGAGGTGCGATGGGTAGTTTTGTTCAAAATATTAATGGCCAGGTAGGTAAAGTAGAAAAATTAATGAAGGATGTTATTAGTAGATTTGGTGTTAGAGCTTTAGATGTACCAGTAAGAGAATTTAAAACACTTGCTATTGGCGCTGGTGATGAACGAGTTCTTGAATCTTATACCAAAGAAATCAGTGCTGAAATTTATAAATTAAGTCAGGGTTCACAGGCATCAGTTGCTATGCTTCCTGAAGCTGGTAGAAAAGAATGGGAAAGAATTCACGATTTTAGTCTTTCTTGGCCACAACTCAAAAAGGTTATGTTAGGCACAAAAGATATGGCCAATATTCGTTTAAAATCTGTAAATGATGAAATTAAGCAAACTGTTGAAAGACTTGGGAATATACGTGAACTTAGCAACCAATACGTAGCTAAACCTGGAGAAGCAGGAGCTGAGTTTGAGTCTAAAAGTACTATAACCGTTGTTAATCCAGAGACTCAAGAAGAAGAAGTTTGGGATACCAAAACTGAAAAGAGGATAAAATAATGGCCCTTCCAGCTTATGTACAAAAGGTCTTTGATGAACAAATTACAAAAACCCAAGGAACTCCTACTCCTACGTTATCTGCAGTTCCTCCAAAGACTATAGCCAATGAGGAACCACAGGTTGAGAGTAGTCTTCCTGATTATGTTCGTAAAGCTGTGGAAGAAAAAAAACAATTAGAATTAAAAGATTCTGAATCTACTTTTGAAAATTGGGATCCTGGATTTTTAAGATTTAAAGATTTTAAAAAATCAATAGAATCTGATCCACAAGATCCTAAAGCTATTCCGAAAGAATGGGACCCTGAGTGGATGAGAGAACATCCAGTACTCTCTGGTTTATATGGGGCTGGCAAAGGCTTATTAGAACAAGCTATTGTTCCATCAATTGAAGCTCTGGGTATGGTTGGAGGAAGTCTTGGTTCTCCTATTCTTGGTACATCTTTGGGGTATGGAATAGCAAGACAGGTAAATGACTATCTTGTAGATGGTTATAAACGTCTAGGTGGTGAGGATCCTAGACGTCCGACTGTCAGTGAAGAAATGATGCAGAGTGCTGCCGATGTTGGTACAGCTTTAATCTTAGGTGGGGCTATGGAAACTGGTGCTAAAGTTGCTCCAATGATTGAAGATTACATGTTTCACACTTTACCAAAGAGACTTTATGGAAGAGCAATCGGGACTCCAATGTCTAAGAAATGGATAAAGACTCTTCCTGATGAAATAGTTTCAAAACAAACAGCAGCTGTTGAAGAAGGTTTAAATTCTAGAGTTGCTCCTGGAAAATACGGATTATTAAAAATTAAAGGCTTGCAAAGAGAAGTACTAGATTATATTGATGATATTACTAAAGTACTTTCTGAGGATCCTAGTAAAACCATTAGTAGAGAATCTGTTCTTGAGAGGGGCCTTGAAAAAGCTTATGCTAAGGCTTCTAATAGTGGTGATCCAGAAGGAGCTAAAGCTATTGTAGATTCAATAGCTGATAGGTTCAGGAGCCATCCTAAAAATTTAACTCCTGCAAAAGCAAACCAGATTAAACGGCAGTTATATGAAGAAGTGAAATTTGGAGGTTCAGAATCTACAGCAATACAATCTCAAATGAATTCTGTTGGTAAGAAGGGCGTAGCACGAGAAATTATGCTTAATCTGGAAGAAACCTATCCAGCCTTAAAAGAGTTAAATGCAACTGATGCTGCGAGGATAAGCTTACATGAAGCTATTGAAAGGTCTTTTGCTCAAGAGTATAAAGGATACTCAATTCCTTTGGGGGCAAAAGTGCTATTGCATCCTAAAACTTGGCCATTAGCTTTATGGGAAGCAACTATAGGACATCCACAAATAAAAGCAAGGTTAGCTTTTGCTTTACACAAAGCCAATCCTACAGTATACCCTGCTAAACCTTCATCATATGTTCCACCTAAAATGCCAAAACCTGAACAAGCATTCAGATATGAACCACCTACTAAGCCCCCTGTTAAAAGTCCACAACCTAAGCCATTGCCTAAGGTTGAGTCTCCAGGCGCAGTTGTTGATAAACCAATTACTGGGACTTATACGCCAGATCAACTGAATAAAATGCTCAAGTCAAAGAATGTTTCTGAAGTTGATATGGCTATTGATGATATCATTGACGTAAGAAAGAAAGTCCAAGTGAATGAAAGAGAACGAGTTAACACCATCAATAATATGCTGAAGACTATCAAGAATGAACGAGGTTCAATAGGTGACCAGCCCTTAGGAAAAAAAAATCCTATTGAACTAGTAGATGATTTTAATTTTGGAGGTCCTGAAAGGTATACTGCTGCTGCAGTACGAGCTGAAGACAGAACTGTTATGAGTGTTGACTACAGCAAAGGTGGGCACATTGAAGCCATTAATAAATTATCTCCAAAACAACAACGTGGGAAAATTGAAGATGGAATGATAACATCTGAAGGTCGATTTGTTAAAAGACCAACTGATGAGTATGGTGATATAGATGTTTCAGATTTAATCGGAAAAGAAGTGTCTATTAAAAGCAAACCTTCAACTGCTGAATTTAATAAGCAGTTTCCTGGGCATGATTTAAAGTATGATGGTATCCAGGAAGGTTTTGGAAATATTCCTGACAGATATCAGGTAACTCCACAAAGTGGTCCGTTAAAAGGTAGAACCTTTAATGTAGAATCTCTTGAACCAAAATTCATTAAAGCCAAAATGGATGAAATGAAACCAAAAGAAACCAGATTTTTGAAGTATGACATTAGCAAATATCCCAAGGGAACTGAGGTTACTTTAACTGGAAAAATGGGTGGGTTTGCTGATGAGAATCCTATTGTTAGAACACCTGATGGTAAAGAATTTAATGTATCAGAAAAAGGTCTAACAAGAGGAAAAGGTAATATTAAAATAGAAAGTTTACCAACTATCGTAAAACGTGAAGGTGATAATATACATGAACTCATTTTAGAATGGGATGGCAATGCAAGGCTATCTTCTGATGGTAAAACTATAACCACATTCGCAGATCCACGCAATCAAACAGGAAAAGTAAAAGCCAGTAACAAAGATTTTGCAGAATGGTATGCAGAACACAATTTAAAAAGAAAAGGAGCCAACAAATGAAGATTAAACAATTTTTTATCAGTATTCTTTTGGTATTGTTACTTGTAGTAAATGTCAGTGCTTATGACAAAGTTGAGCTAGGGCCAGAGTACTTTCCTCAAAGTTCAATCAGTAGAGCTATTGCTGGTGCTCAAATTTATGTTGGGGTTCCTGATACTGATCCTTCAATTGCTGGGAATCAAAAGACTTTATATGTACAGCAGGAAGATGGTACTATTGTTGCTGTTGCTCAACCTATTTATACAGGAGCAGGAGGAGTTCCACTTTATTTAGGATCACCAGTTACTCTTTTAGTAAATGGAGATTATTCTTTAAAAATTTTAAATTCAGCTGGTTCTCAAATATATTATATCCCTAATAGAACATGGGATACAGCATTAGCTCCTGGTAATTATTGTTATCCAAATGCTAATGCAACTGATCAAGGAGTTACTGGTGATTCTGATACAATAAAATATTGTGTTGATACTATTGGAACAGATGAAGGAACAATATTTTTACGCCATGGTTCTGGGGCAGCAACTACAACCTATACATTATCAACAGATGAAGTAATACTAGCAAATATAAATCTTGAAATAGAAAAAGGTGCTATAATATCTACAGATTCTGGAAAATCATTAACTATTTCTTCTCCTGCTAATATTATAGCGGTAACAAATAAACAGATATTCGATGGTAATGGAACAGTTACTTTTAGTTCTAGTGGGTCTGGCCCGGTTTATCCTGAATGGTTTGGCCTGGACGGAACAAACGACGAGGTTCCATTTCAAAAGGCTGTGAATGCCGCCGACGCCACATCATACGCCTGTGTAAAGGCTGATGGGGCTTATTTATTCCATGGCACACTTTATATTGGAAGTTCTC